GTCGTCTTAGCTGCACCAGCGGCTCCATATAGCATGTAGGCATATGGCTCAATACGATCTCCGCCTGCTGCATTTCGGGAGCTCTCCTTAGCCACCAAACGCATAATCTCTTGCTCAATGCGGATCAATGTTCCAGCCATGACATTATCCTTGGCGCGAGTTGCTCGCTGCCTATGAGTAGTGACGTCCGGTAAACACCTTCGCAAGAGGTTGACACGGGTCGCGTCAGTAATTTGCATATGTATACCGGGGGGGTAAACACCATTTGCAAGATTACTTTCGGACTCCGATGCCAACCTACTTTGGCGAATCAAGATCTCTTGATTGTACAATAGACACGATGTATATTTAATAAGCTCCTCAACATCACGAACACCACCAAACAACAACGTCCAATCACGCTCAACAATAGCTTCACGCATATTACGTACAAGTCCAGAAGCAAACTTAAACAAAGAAACAACAAAAGTATCAACACTAGTATTAGGCTGGAGCACACTCTCAACAGACTTCTTAACACGCAAAACATCACGCACATCACCAAAAAGCCCGGTATGAGCGAGCAACGTCGAGATACTTACAAGACCAAACAAATCATACATGCTGCGACCCAGAGGACTGCCAATGACATCGACAGTCTTTCCAAAGAGCTTGTTTGGGAGATCATTCCATTCCTCAACAGGAACATCAATCACTTGGTCAACCAATGGTTGTAATAGGGGATCCTCACCTTCAAGACCCAAAACCATCGCAGGATCATCTGGATATTCCGCTTTAACCTTACTAGCAGACCCACCTTCAGTCTGCCACTTAAGGCCCATGGCAGCAATAATGGAATCACCAAGCTTCTTACATTTCGGAGTAACATGCTGAATAACAAAGTTTGACAACGTCATGAAAATTTGCAAAGCGGATGGATCACCGCTCAAATTAACAATCATCGTTAAAAAGCCATAAATGTCTCTCCACCATGAACTCTCCCTGAGTTCCTTGGGCAGGAAGTCCGAGAAGGACGGCATGAGACGCATCAAATGCTCCCGATTCACCTTGACCTCAGTATGTCCTATCATTGGCACATCAACTCCGACGGAGTGCATTATAGGATCCTCAACATCAGGTGACATCTCCTTCATCTTCGAATGCTCACCACCTTCAACCCTACCAACAAGGGGACGGGACTGCGT